GAACTAGGTATTATTATACTAGGTTCAGCTCTTATCGGATTACTATTTGACTACGATGATGATGATGAAGAGCGCTATGCTAAACTTAGAGAAAAATCAGGTCCACTACCCGGATTATTTGTAGCAGATACACCGTTTGAGTTTAATGCTACAGGATGGATGGAAAACCAATCACTATTCTTAGCTAAAACTACTATGAATGAGTTGGAAGCTATGACACCAATGTTTGGATATGATGACTATATAAACATGCTAAAACTAGATTCAGTAGCTGTAAGTAGTACCGTAGTTAATATGGGTAAAACCATACAAGCAATCACCCAGCTTCTCATTAATGACCCTAGTTCTATGTATAAAAGAGCAGTTGGACCATATGAATGGCAACAAGAAGGTGAGTATAAAACTCTAAACTACTTATTAAAATCAGTAGGTCTTTCTGGTAAAATTATTGATCCGGTTAACGCACTTAAAAACTTTGAAAGTGCACAAAATAGATTCAAATAACCAAACTTTTTCGTATATTATATATGTAAACAACTAAAAAATAAGAATCATGGCTTTTATCGACCTATTCAATTACAAAAAGTATTTTGCGACAGACTCTGACTCTCAGGTATCTCGTGTAGGACATGTTAATCAACTAGCTCGTAGAATAACAGAACCCACTGTTATGACACAAGAGATTACATCAGAACCAATTACCTGTAATGCATACTGCGCAAAGATTAATATGAATGATATTTCAACAGAAACTCCATATACATTGGAAATTTATAATAATCTAGTTAAAGATAGTTCTTTAGTACTTGTATCTGTAGGTTCAAGTACTTTAACAATCAACTGGGCAGTAACATCAACAGTTTTTTGTTCAAATGGATTTATGACTATTACTATAGTAAATACTTCTACTGAGAATGACTTAAATGATCCCTTTGTTAACTTTTTAATTATCAAGTAATTATGGCGTTCATAGATATCTTTAACTTTAAGAAGTACTTCTCTAAACCTAGTGATGCTCAAGTTGCTAGATATGGACACGTTAACGCATTATATGATCAGTTAAGTGCTAATACATATACCCCTCCTTATAAATCATATGTAGCAAATTTTTATTGGAGAAGTTTAGATAATGGAGGAACTGGTATTCCAGTAGTAGATATTATTTATAATGATTTAGGAGAAGATTTAACATGGGTATCGGAAGACTTAAATACTTCGTATTTTATAACTGATACATTAACTAATTATACTTTAGATCAAAATAAAATATTTACTTCAGGAGTTTTTTGGGGAGATGATGGTACAGCTGTACGAAACTATACTTTAGAAATTGATAATATTAATAATAGTTTTTATTTAGTTGTTACAGATTATATTGGAAATCCTATAGGAGCAATTGGAGATAATAATAATTTTTTCTCAAAAATAGAAATTAGAATTTATAATTAATATGAGACAGTATACAGCAAAAGAACTTAAAGCAGAGTTTGAGAAACTAGGTTATTCATGGCCAGTGTTTCACTTAGTAGGTATTAGATCTAATGCTAATGCTAAGAACCAGTTTGACGATCTTATTGGTGTAATTGAGAAAGATAGTGTTACTTGGTATACATGTACTACTAATCCAGGTACTCACTGGTTACAGAACTTACTTAACCCTAAAGGTGCAGCATTACTTAAACCCGGACAATGGGATGACTGCTGGAAGATAGGTATGCATCAAGGTAAATACGAAGCATTAGTTCAATGTGGTCCTATTACAGTATATAGAGATAGCAATAAGAATGATATTGCTGAAGAGTCTGCAGTAACAGATACCGGTTTATTTGGTATCAACATTCACCGTGCTAATCCTAGCATGATCTCTAAGATTATAGATAAATGGTCTGCAGGATGTCAAGTTCTTAATGATCCAAAACAATTTGCACAGTTACTAGACAAGTGCAAGAAATCCGGATTTAGAAAGTTTACATATACTCTTTTAAAAGAGTTCTAATGAAGAAGTTCTTTTATGATATGTTTAGTAGTAGAGGCGGTCTCTCTAGTAAGAGAGTATCTGCTGTGTTTACACTAGTAAATGTAATCATTCTTGCATACATAGCTACCTTTAGAAATGATGACCATATTACTCCAGAGTTCATGTTTGATGCTTTGTGCTTAATTGCTGGAGGAGGTTTAGGTCTTACCGTTATAGAAAAAATTTTTGAAAAAAAACACCCTAAACCTGACAACAATGACGGAGGAGACTCGGGAACAAATTAAAGATATAAGTATACTAGTATTACTAGTAGTTATAGCAACCATATTTGTATTTAGTATTGCTACTTATGGTAAAGATGAGCAATCTAAGTATAGATATATAGATAAGATTCACGCTGATAGTCTTACAATTGATTCTTTAAAAATGAAAATAACCCATGACTCTCTTATTTATGCAGATAGTCTAAGGATGTTACATATTAAACGTTTAAAAAAGAAAGATGATGGAAACAAAACCCAGCGTGATAAAGATCTTGCTCTTGTTAAGTATGCTACTGACAAGCAGCTTGACAGTCTTTGGTCAGTTTACTCCCCAAAGATTAACCATTAACGGAGCACCCGGAATAATCTTAACCCCAGCACAAGAGAAAGCAATTCTTGATGCTATGATTGACTATACCTATTGTCAGAAATCTATACTTCTAAAGGATAGTATAATTCTTGAATTAGAAAAATCTATTAAAGACAAAAACTTTGAGGTGAGTTTATTAACAATAGAATATAACAAATGTATAGGTGATGCTAAAGTATATGCTAAGAATTATAATAGTCTCTTAGAAGTACATAGTAAGCTTATAGAAGAACATAATACGTTAAAAATACAACATTCTAAGTCTATTAATTGGAATATTGGGTTAGGTTGTAGTACCTTAATACTAGGAATACTACTAATACTAACTAACTAATGGACAGCAATTTTTATTTTTTAAGAGCACAAATCAAAGTTATGAACCCAACTTGGACTCAAGAACAGATTAATGAGGAAGTAAAGCGTATCATGGAAAAGAACAACGACTGGTATGATAATGAAGATGATAGTTGTTTATATTGCGGATCTTAACTATATTAGTATATGAAAAAGAAAATAAAAAAATATCAAACTGGTGGTCCAGGACCTATTCAATCTGCAGTTAATACTATTAAGATGAATAGAGATTTACGCAATGAAGAAAAAGTAAGGGCTGCTGAACAAGGATATGGCTACAACAGAAATATTGTTCATCCTGATAACAAAAGTCCAATGATGTTAAAAGGTAGTGTAGCTGCTTCAGTTGCGTCAGGAATTAAAAATAAAAAAGAAGAAGTTCAAGCATCTGTTGCAAAAGTTAAAAGTAGCATTAATCAAATGAAAGAATCTGCTCAAGCACGTAAAGCAGCAGAAGCAAATGAAAATAGAGCATGGAGTGGTAGAGATAACATGCAAGGTAAAAGTAGAAAAACATCAGGAGGGTATGCGGCTGATGCTGGTTATGATGAAAAAAATACAAGAACTCAGCAAGAAAAAGAAAGATTAGCTGAATCAAAAACTAGATATAAATCTGATAAACCTACTTTTATAGGTAGGGTAAAAGATAATATTCAAAGGATGAAACAAACATCAACTCCAGTTAAAGGTCCTGTTAAAGGATTTGTTAGTTTTAAAAAAGGAGGACCTATTACATCTATGGATCAAGTTCAACGTATGTATTCTAAAAAGAAAAAATGAAGAACAAACCCTTCAAACCTGAGAATAACAAACTTGATAGCATAATCAAGGAAGCTCGTACACAAAAACCAAAACAACCAAAGAACCCTAATGTATGGCAAAGGTAAATACTGCAAAGAATAACTACGCACCCAAGAACGCTCGTAAAAAGCGTCCTGGGATTGTAGCTAAGAAAAAAACAAGTAAACTTAAAACAAGTAAAAACTACGTAAAACTATATCGCGGTCAGGGTTAAATACCTAATACCTTTTTGATATCTGGTTTACTGTAACCGGGTCCTTTGAGGATTTTAAAGATTTTCTTTGTATATTATAGTATGGCATATACATACTTAGTTAAATCTAAAATTACCAATAAGGTATATTATGGAGTAAGGTGGGGTAATAAAACAACACCCGATAAAGATCTTTGGATAAAATACTTTACATCTAGTAAAGCTATCAAAGAACAAATCAAAGAAAATGGAAAAGATTCTTTTTCTTTTGAAGTACGTAAAGTTTTTAATAACAAACAAGAAGCTATTATTTGGGAAGAAACTGTTTTAAGAAGAATGAAAGTTCTTAAGCATTCTGACATATGGATAAATAGGTGCGTAAATAAAGCTATAAGATATGATGTACATCCTAGGCAAGGTATTGTAACATCAGAAGAAACAAAACAAAAAATTAGCAAGTCTAATAAAGGAAAAGCAAGATTTACAGATCTTCAGAAAAAAGAAATGTCTATTAATAGGAGTGGTTCTAATCACTGGAACTATGGTAGAAAATGGTCAGAAGAAACTAAACAGAAAAACAGGGAATCTAATATTAAAAAAAGAAAGGAAAACCCTGATCTATTCCCTAAACCTCCTTCACATCTAGGTAAAAAACATTCAGAAGAAAGAAAACTAAAACAATCCTTAGCTAAAAAATTATACTGGGAGAAGAAAAAAGCTTCTTCCCCCAGTTAATAATTTATTTTCTTTCTAAGATTTCTTTTATCTTAGGTGGTGTATAGAGATTAGATTTTAAGATCTTACCATCCTCTCTCAGAATAGGTAAACCGTCTTCTCCCAACTTACTCATGTTAGATCTTTGGATCTCTTCAAATACTTCGACAATCTTATCTTGCAAACCGTGTTTAAGAATGGTGCCCACCAATATATATAACTGATCACCAAGAGCATCAGCAATACCCACCAGATCATTGTCCCTACAAGACATAAGATATTCATAAAGTTCTTCAGCTTGTAGATCATGTCTTAATTGGTATTCTTTTTCTTTAATTAAACTAGGTTCTGTTGCATAGTGTTGTCCAAACACATCATGGAATTGCTTTACAGCATTAATTATTTCTTGCATATTAGTAACTAGAATAGTACCACTCATCATAGTTATGTGGTAGTTGTTGTAATTTAAGTTTATCTATTGGATAACTTGTTTTATCGGGCGTACCATTACTTGGTAGTTTAGGAAGACCCATTTGATCTATACCTCTTTCATAAGCTTCAGTACGCAACTGTTCTAATTTTCTTTCAGCCTTTTGACTAGCTTCTTTTACAGCATTACAAAATCTTTTCTGAATACCATTAGATTCTAACATCATAGCTTCTATTAAAATTAGATAGTTAATAGCGTCTCCAAATTTTTCACGAATCATGTGTTCAGAGTATGATTGCTTATTAGATATCATATCTTTAATAGATATAATATGTTTCATCATATACTCCCAAGCTACCATCTCACGTGTGTCATGAAAGGACATCTTAGTACCTTCTTCAAAGTTGTGGAATACATCTTTGTCATTAGCATACTCTGCACCTTTCTTTTGTAATACAGACTGGATAAGTCTAATACGCTCATCTACTTGTTTGTTGAATTCTATTTTATTCATAATCAAAAAGTTAGACCCGAAGGGGCATGCAAGGGTCTGCATACCCCCCGAGTCTTTTTATTAAAGTTCTGGTAAATCTAGTACATCATCATCTGATACACCAAAGTTAAAGAATTCTTCTTCAGCAGACAAGTTATTTTCTACTTTTTCTTCTACTACTTGATCTTCATAGAACGCATCTGGTACTGGTGTAGTATCAAATGGTGCATCATCTTGTTCAAAATCAAATAGTTGAGGTTCATCTTTAGTATCTATATCAAAATCAGAACCGGATAAATCTACATTATCAAAACCAGGAATTAGTAAATCATTAGTCATGTCTACATACATCTCTGGTTCTTGCTCATCAATGACATCAAAGATACTCATTTGATTATCAGCAACTTCCGGAGTTATAGACAATGCTACTTGCTCACTAATCTGATTAGGTGTTAGACTTAATGCATACCTAGTTAAGTACTTTTCATATACTACATCAAAACAACCAATGTGAGATCTGGTATAACTCTTTGGATGTGAGTGCTGAATAGATGCTGCTAGAATTAGATAAGCATTCCATAGAGTAATATCATCATTACCTGCCTTCTCATATCTCCATTTAGTAGAAGTAAGTTGGTCTGGCTTTAGATGATCATTAACAAATGCTCTACCAATAATATCACCCATCTCATCTTTACTTATGATCTCAGTTTCTAGTTGAGACTTTCTATTTAGCAACTCATTATATAAATAGTCAGCTCTAGATATTTGGTCCTTTACAGCATCAACCATTTCTACATCTGCAGTACCAGTATGCTTGCGCATAAAGAATGCCATATCAGAAGTAATCATGATACCATCTGTATCTTTAAAGTGTAGACCAATACTACAATGAAATCTTGTAGACTTATCATAAGAGTTAACCCAGGTAAATACCATACCTATATTCTCAGTTGTACCATAAGATATATAATGGTTACCTACTGAAACATTTCCATTAGAAGAGTATAATGATTTGTCTACTACAAGATTAGCTGCTGCTAGTTCTTGCTTTACTAAATCAATAATACTTGAATTTGTAATTACTTTATACCTTCCACCATGAGAAGGAATAAGAGATGCATCCCGAAGATAACTCTCCGGGGATGCACCCATTGTTAATTTAAAGGGCATTTTAAAATAAAGTTAGTTGTGATTTTTCCTTTTCTTTACTGATGTTTTCAATCTCTTTGTAAATACGTTCTAAATAATAGTCATCATTTACATCGTACTCAGCCCAAGATTTAATTTCATAAAGATTAAACTCTGTCTGAAGATACTTACCTTCTAAACGAGTCTCTCTACCATCAGCTTTATTGACCTTAATAATTTTACATCCTTTGTTAGATATATAATACCTAACAACAGCTTGAAGTTCGCGGTCGTAACGAACACCTTTGATGAAACAAGTCTCCATAAATATCCAATCACCTTTACGCTTTACACCTATGCAGTAATCAAGAATATTACGATTAGTTTGGAGAGTTACTTCAGGTACAATACTATGCACAAAGTAATAATATATTGCTTTTGGCACTATCAAGGTAGATTTATTCTTATGTAAAGCTAGATCTGTAAACTCAAATCTACCCTTACACTTGGTAGCATTGAAGAAATACTTTCCACTATTCTCGGCAAATACATAGTGTGGAGACTTCTTCTTAAGAGAGTCCCAATCTTCTTTGCTAACCTCTTTACTCTTGAATACAGCAATATAATTATTTACGTCTGCTAGTATGAGCTTCTCATACTGATCATGCTCTAGTTGTAACTGAGTCATATCTTCCCACTGCTTACAGATATCCATATAGATACCTTTATGCTGTTCGGGAATCATCATCTCTAAACCATCTGTATTCTGCATAAGCGGTATACTATTAGGTATCCCGTCTGACAACATCTCATAGAGCATTGCTAGACTAAGCTGACCATTAATAGTAATACGCATTGTGAATTCAGGATCATATAAAAAACTATTCTCATCATTGCTGAGACCATAGGTACTGTTCAATATAATCTTATATACATAGTTCTTAGGATCTTTCTTCGGGATCTTCTTTCTCTCTTCAAAGAACCATTCATACTGATCGCAGAAATCTTCTTTTGGTAAGTGCGCTGGAGACCATCTATTTCTAATCGCTAGATTAGGATAGAAACTAGTAACATCTGAAGTCATGATAATCATACCATCTTTTGCTTCATATATACCAGGTTTTGTAGCACCATGCACACCACCCAGACCAAAGTCTGTCTTTACACCTTTATGAGTTATAGAATACTTAAATCCTCCCTTTGTATCATTAGGATTAATTTTTAGTACTTTAAACTTTTCAAAGATGTTATTAAACTCTTTTCGATTAAATTTTAAGTAATCTAGCAGTATATCACCTACAACTATCTCAGTTCGGTGTGTACGCATTTGTTTTAGATCATATCGTTTGATACCAATCTTCTTACTTAAGAATAATAGAAATAGTTCTTTAGAAATCCGCGGTTCAGATGCACTATATAAGTTAATCTCATATTCATTACTGAGTGCTTTCCTAAGCATGATCTGATCTTTACTAAGATACATGATCTGCTTAGTAGCTAGCACGTCATTAATACAGTAATCAACTATAGTTTTTATCTGATCTCTTGTTCGAATAACAGTACTATGTTTGATCGGCATATCTCTTACGTTATTCCAATCCATAGAATACTCTATCCACTTCAAGCTAGATCTCTTTGCAGGGTTATCCCAGTGATTTAATCTGAATACATCTAATTGCTTGATACTAAGTATCCTTTCAGCATATTCCGGAAAGTCTCCCTTATTGGACCTCTCTATAATATCCTGTGCTTTTAGATATAAAGTATGAGCAATAATCTCAGGAGCTTCGTCTAAATAGTAATCACCTTCTCTAATAATAAACTCAGTAATCTGAGAGTCAAAGTTGATACCATTAAATGATATATGCCACACCTCTTCATGCTTACAATCTTGTAAGAATGCATAGAGTTCCGGATAATCATTCTGAAGTTCATGGACTATAAATACCTTCTTTTCATCAGACTTATAATCAATAAATACCGCAACAAAACAATTAATCAAGGTCTCGTAATCCATTACATAATTAGACAAGACCATAATCATTCTTTTTTAAATAAGTTATTGCTTTTTCAAGTAGCTCTACAGAATCTTTTAATTTACCCATACCGTTATTGCAGTTATTACATAATAATCCACGAACGTGTCCTGTATTATGACAATGATCTACAAAAAGTTTTTTTTCTTCAGTATGTTGTTTTGAACATATCAAACAAGAATAATCTTGAGATTCTAGCATAGCTTCATATCTTTCATAACTCATGTCTAAAATTCCATTAGCTTTCCATTTTCTTTCAATGATTTTTTTCCATCCCTCTTTAGTATTACTGGAAACTTCTTTTTTAGAATGTAGGTGGGATGTATCCTCACCATTTTTTCTAAGTTTTCGCATAGTGTGAATTCTCTCAGAGTTTTCATTGTAATAATTTTTAGCATAGTTATTTACACCTTCTTTATTATTACGTCTGTATTTACGCTGAGACTCGTTATAGCATTGTCTACAATGGGGATGATACCCCTTGGTACTATATTGATCTTTTCTAAAATCAGAAATAGGTTTTTCTGATTTACACTTTGTGCAAATTTTAGTTTCCATGATTAATGTCTTATAATCAAATATACTAAAAAACGATTATGAAACAAAAGAAAACTAAAGAAATTTTAAGTTAGTCATTATTCAGCTGTTTCTACAGGTTTTGTAATGTACTGCTCGATATCAAACGTACTAGCATTGATAGCAAACATCTTTACGAACTCGCGAATCTCACTCACTTCCTCAATATAGTATTCTTGGAAAGTTTCGATAGTACGACGCTCTTCTTTGTAAGGTTTACCCTCACGACTAGGAGTCTTTCTCATTTCGATATCACCGTTAGGATCAATCTTTGGCATCATGTGAAAGATATCTTTCTGCACTGCACCAATGACAGCTAACACTTTCATGTCAGCATCAAAAATACATTCTACGTAAGGACATTCTGCATCTGTTGGGATCATTTTGAATGTCTTACCGTTCTTCCATGTGGAAGTAATAAGCATCATATTATTCATAATATTGGTTTTTAAAGTTCAAATATAGATAGAAATTGATTTTGTTTCACCGAAACCTTAAGAGTCTCCTCATTAATGTCCGGAATGGAACATAGTTCACCTACGTCTCTTAGTTCTTTAACAGGAACATTTAAGTATTCTGCATAAGTTTTAAAATAGTTTTCTGGATTTAGATAGCTATTAATCAAATCTCTGTTCGAAGGATTATTCGAAAAGAAATTAAGTATTGCCATCTTAGTATCAGAGTTTATTTTAGAAAACTTACCTTTAAGAAAACAATCCCATAAGTGAGCATCAGTAGAGAAGTCAAAAATATATAAACATTTTTCATCTTCAATCTCTATATAATTCTCAAATCGGGGGTTTCCAACTAGTCTAGATTTCTCAAACATCCTAAATTCTAAGTCCGTTCTCACATCATACAAACAAATCAACTTCATATCATCAGGTTTATGTAATCCCTCAACAGACACATAGGTCTGTATTGGAACTACAGAAGAACCTCTTTTGATATTCAAAAGTGGATATAAAAATATCCGAGACTTTTGAGTGTATTTCTTATACAAATTTTTAAGCATGTTGCTTGTTTTACAAGGTTACCTTATTTACAATATAGTTATAAGGTAAATCATATCTTCTATTACTGTAGTGATAATTAGCTTTCATTAAAGATTCATCTAGTTGCCAGATCCAGCTATGCAATGTAGCAGCACAAACAGGAAACGCGAATACCTGTTGGTACTTATCAATTACTATGAAATTAAATCTGATCTCTGAAACATCTTTAACATTTGCTTCTATTAGTTTGTAATAGACGGCTGCTTGTAACCAGTACTTGTAATAGTCTACAGTTTCTTTAAACTCGGAAATTGTTTTTCCAGTGGTTTTAAAGTCATTAATTGTAACAACCTTAGTAGCAGGATCATATGTATAATTATCTATGATACCCTTTAAACCAAACGTATATTGTGTATCTGCTTCTAGTGGCACCTCACTCCAACTGTTAGGAGAACCTAACTGAAGCAAGCTAGTAACAGATGCATTACTACGAATGATCTCTACATAACCTTTAAGTTTATCATAGGTTTCCTGATCTATAACAGTCTTGGAACCCTTTGATTTAAGAAACTCGTAATAGTTAATATTCTCTGCAGTGAGTACTTTATCTATACGCTGTTGGTCTGTTTTCAGACTCTGGTGTAGATTAATCTCTCTCAGAATATCAAGTATGATTACCTCATGTGATGACAAAGATAATGCTTCACAACCATCTTGGCAAGATAGTGAATACACTTTGTCAATAACTTTACGTGCATTATCACCAGGAAGATTTGCTAATGATACCGTAAAGTATTCATTAAACTTCTCTTCCTCAAGGAGTAAACAATGAAGAGCTCGACCCTCAATTAAATGAGGATCAAGCTTATCTTCACGTTCTCCGAGAATATAATGTTTATAAAATGTGTTTGGTACAAAAAGTAGTTTGTTTAAACTACTATAACTGAAGCTGAACTTCTTGTTGTAGAACTTCTCCTCCGCTTGAAAGTCTGTTATCATTTTCTAATCTTGAATAAAGTTTTTGTTTTACTTCTGGGTTAAAATCATAACTGGTAATAGTTAGATGATCATCATCATATCCTATTTCATTTAGACCTTCTGCATATATAATATCAATCATATCTTGGGTAAGAATACCTTTCTCAGAACATACCCTCAGAACATGTCCATAGTTATAGTTAAGTTTGTATGCATTAAGATCTACATATGAAATAACACCTTTAAATGCTACACTATTTCTAAGAGGATTATCCCACATCCTGTAACCATACTTAAAGAGTAACATCATAATATAACCTATACTTCTTTCATAGTTACAGTTAGCCATGATGGTCATTACAATATTATGGTTACCCTTATCTGAGGATTCCATCATACTACACATGCTTTTGTAACCATCTAAGTCTATTGTTGTCTCACCCATTAGTTTAAGTATAGCGGACTCATCATATACATTACCCTTAGATTCATGATATAGCATAGTAATACTAGACATGATATCAGACTTTAGAAAAACATTATTAGTTCCTACATCATACCAAGTTTTTATATTACTCCAAGACTGTCTCTTATCCAATAAACTAGGATAATGATTCTTTATCAACTCACTAATCTTTTCTGCAGCATCTTGCTCCATAAGAATACCGTGATTAAATCTTTTATCATGAGTAAAAGGTTTTACATAGTTTAAGGTATTATACTTATGATACTTTGTACGTTTAAATACACTCTCAAATGAACTTAAGGATGTAATAAGAATATCAGCTTTACTATGATCACGGATTACTTTACAGTTAGTTCTCTCAAGTAAACCTTTTAGTTTCTCACGAGATACCTTGCATCCTTTATCAAAGTAAATAGTATTACCTGGTTTAAGATCTAGTTCTTTATTAGAGAATGTGCTTTTATATAAGTTTTCTACAGCTATACCCCAGTAATTACCATCTTCAGTAAAAACTTTTTCATCTAGTACTTCAATAGAGTTTGTTTTTAAATAAGGAACATAATCTACAATATCTACGTCATATGCGTAGTCTAATGTTTTAAATGGTATTTTCATTTTGAATATTTATTTATGTATTCTTCATATGTGTACTTCCATGTAAAACTTTGATTAAGATATTCATCTTCAAAGTTTGTACAATACTTATAGGCATGATCTGATAACTCATTAACAATACGGGTATAGTCTTCTTCAGTTAGTCTATCTGCTTTAGCAAGATCAGGAAGTAACTCGTGTTCATCCATACCATTATACTCCTCAAACTTACTAAGAGAATTAAATAACTTATAGTCTTTAGTTCTTCTGTTATCTGACGTACCTATTTTGTAGTAATGCTTATTAGAAAGTTTCCATATTAAATGTGGCTCATCAGTAACATCACAGTTAAATAAGATCTTACATGCTGTCAGATGATCTTCCAAAGATGGACTATTGAACATCATATCTAAACTATTATATAAGTCTTGATCTAGATGAATCATTTTACCATGAGATTTGAGGAAGTGCTCTTCTGAAACAACAGGAATCTTGTTAGCAAGTATTCTAAATATAAGATCTAAACCCGGATTAGTTATTACACAAACAGAACTAGGCTTCTCTAGTATTATATCATTAGGACAATAGTTGTACTTACTAAAGTGATTAGTAACAGCACCTCCTATAAGATATCTTCCATGACTAAGTCTTGTATGAGGCTCTTCATCAAAGATATGTGTTATGTTTTTACTAGCCACAAAATCTTTAGTATAGTCATTACAGGGAATGAACGTAGTACTTGTTATAACACCAGCTAATGCTTTATCAGGAAGCTGGTATCTTTCGTCATACCCGGGTTCAAACAAACCAGTAGTATTACCTAGATACACAGTTGCTTTATCTATATCCTTTACTAGTACAGCACCTGCATTCTTAGCATACTCTTTAAGTTTATATGCTGGAATAGTACATCCGGGGAATACAAACAGTCTGTCTTTCTTTTGAATAGTATACTTGTCATTACCTCCTAATAGATTTCCGAGCTTGTGATAAGACTCTTTATTAACTAGATGTAACTCAGTAACTAGTACTTTACTTCTATAGTTATCTATATCAGGTAGATAAATATAATTTACAGTTTCTTCTACAAATTTTAATTTACTGGGGATACTAGAATCAGATATTTTATCTGTTAGTTTAGTCACCATGTTTGTAAGATTATGTTAATGAACCGGGATTTCTCCCGGCTCACCAACAGTTATTATTATTATTTCACAGTCATCTTCACAACCTCAGGGTTAAGCATGAGCTTGGAAAACTTCTGTTTGTTACCATTAAGTATACCTTTAACAATGTAATACTTAAGGTCATTACTAAACACATCTTCTGTGATAAGCTTAGTAATACGGTCAATCATCTTTTGGTCTACAGTATTACCATTAGAATAGTGTACTGCATAGTTAATAAGACGAGTAGTCATCAAGCTAGCAATATCTGCACGGTAGTTACCTGCCATACCAATACAACCATTAAGCTGACCTTTTACATATTCCCAACTAGCATTAGTCAATATATCTTTTGGTGTAATCAACTTATCCAACTTGTTGTTAATGAACATAGTAAACATAGTAGCAAACTCACCACCTACAGAACCTTCACCAATCATCTGAATCATAGGAAGACTATCTTCAAACTTCTCAAAGCTAGAGATAGAGTTAAAGAATGTAGTAATACTACGAGCATTAGTTTTATCTTTAACTAGTTCTGGATGTAACAACATGAAGTTAATACAACGAGTATCAATCTCATTTTCTTCTGCCCATCTAGCCCAACAGTCAATATCAAACTTTAGATATGCTGTAATAAACCTAGTCTTCTGAGCATTGTCAAGAGATGTTACTTGGTAATCACCATTATCAGGATTACTAGTAAGTAACACAGTCCATCCTTTAGGAAGTTTCCATGATACATACTCCTGACGGTCAATGATTTCCATAGTAGCTTGCATGAACCTAGCATCTGCACGAGTATAGTCATCAAGAATCAAGAGACCATTCTCTCCTTTACCTTGAATCCATTCTGGTTGAGCATGTGTCATACGCTTTTCTCCAGTAGGTACATACTTCTGCTGGATATACATAGGCATAATGTTCTCAGGTATCCACTTAGTAACCTTCTGTCCATCATCTGTAGTCTTAACAACTTGAAACTCCTTAATAGGAAAACCTACTAAGTCACCCAACTCCTCGAGCTGACTCAAAGATAATTTTACAAAATGCATGTTATTATCCTTAGCAAACTGCAGGATAGTACTAGTCTTACCAATACCTGCTTCACCCTCAATATTTACAGCAACGGGAATTTTACCATTCTCCTGAATATACTTGTTGTTATCTACAATGTGTTGAACAAAGTTCTTTAACTCATCTGTGTTTAGACTTACTTGTGCCATTTCTTTTTTAGTTTAATTTAATTTGTGGTCCTGGAAGACCTTTGTTGATTTCTCCACGGGTAGAGATTACCCATAACATTTTACCTTTTGGTTTTACATTTGTGTCACATTCACCATCTGTTAGATAGAACATGCACGTATACTTTCTTGTGTTCTCATTGTAATACTCTAAGACAGGATCAAAGTCAGTACCTCCACGACCATGTAATGTAATGTCTTGGTTAGGTTTAAACTTTTCAATACTCCTAATAGTAGTATCACACTGTAGTATAGTTACTTCACTACCAGTTTTATGTATGTGATGAATCTCATTAAGGAACTCCTTAACTTCTTTATCACTTACAGAACCACTAGTATCTATAGCAACCAACAAGTGTCTCTTGTTTTTAATCTTGAGACCAGGGTTTTCTTCAAATCTCTTGTTGTCTTTACGTCTAAGTTTCTTGGTGAATACTTCATTAGATCCACCTGCAAATCTTCTAACATAACTACGCCAATCAAACTTGGGAGGTTCTATAGTTCTAAGTCTTTCAATAATACCTTGGAACTCTCCGGGAATAGTACCCCTAGATTTTTCTACAGCTTCTGCAATTTCTTTTAAGATATACTCTGACTGACTCTGAAGTAATTTCTTTTCAGCTTCACTCATGTTTTCAAACTCTTCCCATGTACTATGATCAGGAACTGGGTCTCCATCTTCATCATGAGATAGACCTTGTGACATAGCATCAAGAATCTTTTCAAGTTTAGATTTACCACCATCTCCTTGTTGCTTTTCTTTATCTGCAGCTTCCTGTAGTAGTCTATAGTATTCTCTACAACCAGCTTTAGGAGGTAGGTTATACTGAGCAAATGATTCTAGAGTACAACCACCTTCAGGTAGATCATCTTCATCAATGTACTGATTAATCTCAATGTCCATAGCAATGTTTGCTAGTTTCTTATTAGGAAACTCATCTTGACATTGTAGATGGAAGAAACCAATATGCAATAACTCATGCTTAAGAAGACCTCTCTTATGATTCTCACTAAGAGAATTCCAGAAATCTTCATTAATAGTAAGTTGGAAATTAATAGCATTCTTACTGACACCTGCAGTAGGAACTCTTTTAGACCACTCTTTGTTAAGACTTAGTAGAAGTAAACCATAGAATGGTTCCTTCAACATAAGTTCTTTACTGGTCTTTGCTAGACTGTCTTGATTATTCATTAGTTTTATTTTTAGGTACTAGTTTTAAGTTCATGCTTTTTACAAATGTAAAACCCCATTGTAGAAGGTGATCCTTTAATGCATCTGCAAATCTTTCTAAGAAGAAGTTCATAGCAACAGTATCAGTATTTATTCTGGTAAGTTCTTCATACATGGCGTTGTAGTTTAACTTATCAGCTTGATTAGTACATGCTTGTATCATAGTTCTAATCTCATGATTAAAACTAGATACTCCTACATCTTCAGTAGCTTCACCAAACAACTCTTTTCTAAAAGGATTATCATCTCTTTTTAGTTTTGTTTCTGCATCTTTTGCAAGTAATAAGATATACGGAGCATTCTTTTGAAAATCTACAGCTTCAATAATACTAACAGCAACTTGAACATTGTCCTTATCAGGACTACATAACATGTCTAGTACTCTGTCATACGTGGAATCATTGAGAATGATTACCTCATCTAAACTTTTAGTCATCTATTTTCATTGTTTTAATCATCCATAGAGGATGTTCATTAGACTTCATTGCGAGTATCCACTCTTTTGCTGAGGGTATGTAATTATTACAATCCTCTTTTACATGTTGTTCACCTACATAGCGAACCATTACTTTCTTACCTACTGAATTTGTGAAGTATTCACCGAAGATACTTTCTGCTTGAAATATACCTTCTGAATGATGCCTAAACATACGGTGATCAGAATGACCAACCCATGCTTTAGTTTCATCAAACCATTGGTGTATAAACATATACTCTTCAGGATGTCCTCCCCATTTCTTTGCACTAGAACGTGCATGATCATAAGGATGTGCCATATTAGTTTATATCGTCTATATCAAGCTCACCACTTTGAAATGCTTCTACAGCTTCCATTACATAACCATGAACATCATACTCTAAAGTATTAATGTTAAAGTAAACAGTACCACTACCACCATCATTGTTATACCAATCATAGTCATACTTACGACTTAAGATTTCATACATAAACTCTTCTACACGGTCACGAAAATCATCAAGGTCTATATGATCACCTTCAGTATTCTCAGCATATACATTATCTATACTACCAGAGTCTCCTGACCCACTATATTCTGCAACTAGTTTCTCAACACCTAAATCTTTTAGTCCAGAGAAGAATGCTGCTTTTTCTAAATCATCATTAAATAAATTCATAATCTTTGTTTTTGTTTGTAAAACCTTCCGAGAATATTACCATTCAGATATAAGTCTGACTCTAGTACTCCTCTAACAAATTGATATTTGGTTTCCATATAAGTAAGTTCTGTCTTAGAATAACATATGTGTAATATGTCTCTGTTAATCAGAATCTTCTTCTTGTGTGCTTCTTTCAATACGGCATTACTACTATAGTAATTCTCATATGCTAGTTTAGCAACACGTACATAATTCTTTTTACGCTTATCTACAGGCGCATTCTTACCAAGTTTCTTTTTAGTAACTCGGTTAAAGTTTTTCTTACCTATGTAAGACACAGACTTGCCATCTATTATAGCAGTCATCTCATATACAAATCCGACAGCACCTTCAGGTATCATGTCTGGTGTAAATACTACACCTTTATAAATCCAACTCATTTCTTTATAGCTTCTTTTAGTAAGGGATATAATACTTCTCTTGTCTTATCTAAACCATAATCTCTAACAGAATCAGATAAGTCTTTACTTAGTGGTAATATAACACCGGGAATTCCATAAGTAGATTCATATTTACTCATAGCTTTTTTACCAGGATCATCATTATCAAATAAAGTAATGATTTTCTCATACTTGCTTTTGTACATACTTATAGCACCTTGGGGAATAACAGTATTCTCGCTATCAGGAGCTACATACTCAGCATTAAATCCAAACTTACTAAGAGACATAATATCTTTTAGAGAGCTGCAAATAATAAGATTGGGTTTCTCAAACTTCAATTGATCTGTACCTTGTATATAATTCTTAACTTTTAAAAACTTATGATCAGGAGTCATTGGTTGATACATCTTATAGATGGTACCATCAATTCTTGTATAAGCATATAAGTAAGGACCTGTTATAGAAAGTTTCTTAATCTCATGGTCTTCTTCTTTTTCCATAAGATAATCACCAACAGGATATACATTGTATTTCACTAAAGTATCTGAGTCAATACCAAACTGTGTCCAGAATTTAGCATCACCTTTAGTCCAAGATCGTTTTGTAAAATCAACAATCTTATACTTAGCCATTTTCTTAAAAGTTCTGATATCATCCGTAGTACCAGTGGTGATAAAATCTTTGTAGTCTTTAATAACTTTATTTACAGCAGATGCATAGTCTAAACCATACAGTTCCATAACAAGACTAGCAGCAGTACCACCCTTACCAGATGAGAAATCTTTGTAGAAATAACTATTATCCTTACAGAATACAACAAAACTAGGTGTTCTTTCTGTAGGATTAAACATTGACTTAATCTTTATATCTTGACCAATTAGCTTTTCAGACAAATTACAATAGTGTTCGAATATCCAATAATCTGGAACATCAGTTATTGATGCTATTATAAACTTAGAACTGATCATTGTAAAAAGTTTAAAGATAAAAAGAGGGGAGCGAACCCCCCTCTATTATCTACGTTAATTTTAAAGTTCGAAATCAGAACCTACTGAAGCAGATGTACTTACACCACTATCAAAAGATTCGATGTTTTCTGTCTTCTTCTTCTTAATATGCAAAGCTTCATCAAACTTGATCAACTTACTGTTATCAGGATTAGTATTACCTGGTTCCATGTTGTAAGCTGTTCTCTGGTTACGAACTAAGAATAAATCATAGTTAGTATAACCTTCTCTGTTTTGATACTCCTTACCACCAACACAAACATTGATAAACTTATCTTTGAAAGGAGCTTCTTGATTAAATGCATGAACATAATCTTCGATTGTTTCGTGCTTTTCGTCATTAGTTTCCATCCACTGAAGACTATCAGTATTTCTGCAAATGTTCTGAATTGCTTTTAAGATATCTATATCACGAGATACGGAAATACCTGTCTTAGTAGTGCCATCTTTGTAAGCATACTCAGAGGTTTTAACTTTACCAACTTGACCTAGATATCTACCTAATGATTGGTTATCTTTATCAATGAAGAAACCTTCAAAGTCGTCAATAGGACGAGTTTCTACATTCATTACTAAGAAATACGCATTGAGGTCATAGGTAGGACGCTCTAGTGTAATTGCATTAATTTTAACTTCTTTGTTACCAGGTGCAATAACTTTTGGTAAACTTGATGATCCTTCTGAGGATTTTAAATCTTTTGTACTTATCATTTTCTTAAAGGTTAATCTATATAAATTTCATTCCAGTTTGCCACAACAGATCCATCTTCTAGCATCTCGGACAAAACTATTTCTTTATTACTTAAGTGTGCAGGTCTAGCTCCACAAGCTACTTCATCAGAGGTTTTAAAACTAATAATGTTCTTCTTACCTTTACGATATAAGTAACCAATAGAATCAGAATTTGATGCAGTAATACGTTTTAGTTTACCTGTCAAATCTAAATCTAAAGAACTAAACTCTGAACCATTTTTTTCTAACATAGTATCTTTTACGTGACCTACTAGAATAGTTCTAGGAGCCCAAGTTTGAATATAATTCACAACTTTTGTAAAAGCTTCCCTAAGATACGGATAACCAGCACCATTGGGTAAACTAAGAATTGTTCCATACTTAGGTTTACCTTCAGAGAACCAGTTTTTACCCATAGGGGTTTTGGAATATAATTCCTCAGCATAAGGTACACACATCTCTTCTAATGCAGTAATTGTGTCTACAGCAACATATTTATACGGATTACCCGCATCTTTAATTGCTTTACCTATGTGCTTTATTGCTTCGATACTATCGGCTTCTATCTTCATCGCATCTACATACTTAGAACCTCCTTCAAGATCAAGTATCAAACAGTTGTCTAACTGAGATAGCAGTGTAGTTTTACCAGTTTTGGGTTTTGAAAAAATAATCAGGTTCTTCGGACTGGTATGTTCCGCGGGAACCTTTTGTGTAGGCAGTGTAATCTCCATAATACTTAATACTTAATTTTTTACTTTACTAAATCGTTTAACCAAGACTTAGAGCTTACAGGTTTCTTTAACATAATAGCAGCAAAGTCTCTAACAGTCATTTCTGTGATAGGACAATCGTCTAATAAGTTAGAAAAATCTTCAAACTCTGTAACAATAGCTCCTGAACGAGTGGGTTTAGCAGGTGCTTTGACCTTTACCAACTCACTAACAGGAATAAGATATCTTACCATTGACTCAGCAGCATCTGTAGTATCATACTCTTCTTCCCAATGAGGGTTAAAGTGTAATTTCCACAAGGTACGTTCTGAATCTTGAAGCACATAGTCAGTAGATACAAACTCTGTATAGATATCTGTACCTTTTCGTAACTCACTAGGGAAAAGACTAATATGTAATTCGTCCTTACCTTTAGGTCTATACGCTAACTTCGGATAATAGTAAGCATCAGGAATACCCAATGCATCAAATGTTGATTGATGATACTCTCTTAATTCTGCTACTTTTGTTTTTGCGTCTGGTTTCTTTTCTGTTTTTAAACTTAAACTCATAACTTTATTCTTTTTTCTTGTTGAGGTGGTGTTGGCATCTCTGAAATGCGCATGCGTTCAAACTCCGCTCTGAAGAAACTCATGCGGTTATCACCATTACGACATTTTAAGAAGTGCAACACAAGCACCCGGTCATTTTCTATGATATACTTATCAGGACCATAGAACCTAATCTTTTGTTTAGCAGGTCTATTAATACCAATAAGTGTATCTGCGTGTTGAAGCAGAGCATCTGAACCGAAGATATCAGACTCAAGTATATAATTACCATACTTACCGTCTTCATTCCTCTCAGGATGATCAATACCTCGATTAAGCTGTGTAAGAATAATAAACGCGATTGGATATTTACGTTTAAGTTCTGTGATAGCTTCGCCAAGATTGTACAAGGTATCAAACTTATCCTTCTCAAATGGTGCTTTTTTTAACAGCAAAGAGTGATCTAGAGTCACTATAGTCTTAGTAAATTGTACTATACCTTCGTCATCTTTAGTCGCGTGGGTATTCATATAATCCACAATTACTTCTTTAAGTTCATTGACTGTGATAGGTTCCTCCACTATATCAATAGGAATCTTTACTCTCTCTTTAGCATGTTCGTAGCATACAGCAAGATCTTCATTCGACAACTGACCATCAGCACTACATAGGTACTTATATGATTTACCAAGCACGCTTGAAAATTCTCTGATTGCAGACGTACGAGCGAGCATCTCAAACTGAAATTCTAATACTCTAAACGTCTCATCAGGATTTAACCTGAAAGATTCTCTTACAAGTTGATCCTTAATCAAAGTTTTCCCACTACCCGGTCTACCACCTATAACAGTCATTGAGTGCCATTCAAGACCATCAGTAGTAGCATCATTAAACTTTTCCCACGGAGTCTTCAAGCTACGAATATGACCATCTTTTCTACCCTTTAGATAAACTAAAGAGTCAAGGAACCCTTGCTTCTGGTCTTTCCAAAGCTTTTTCTTCTCCATTATGATATCGATTATCGTTGTTGAACGCTGATCCAGCGATGTACAAATCTATAAAATGTATGTGATAAAACCAAGAGAAACTCAATAATTAAGTACTCAAAGATATTAACACTCACAATAAAATGATTAATGATTAAAAAACAGATAATTGACAACAATATAGATGTCAAAATCTTCATTATAATTTTTTCTATTTCTAAACTCATACTACTTTTTCTGAAAAATGATTTGATTCTGGTTCATCACCAGATAGAACTATTTCACAATAGTTAGCTAACTCTGACTCCCATGTTTTGTCTGTGTTTTGCTTACGAATAAAATACTGAGAGTTACGCATATACATATATTTTTTGAGTTCATACTCATCTATATACATTTGTGTAGCTTTGATTACAGTATCCCAATCATAGTCATAGTTCTTAAAAAACCATTTGAATGCTTCTTCTATATTCTTTTTATTTACTCTAGATGGTTTACCTGATGGTAACTTGCCTGAAGGAAATATATTAATATAACTTTCTACATCAAATGTCTTTACTACTACTGTCCCTGGTTTAACTTCTTTATTAATAACATCTAATAACTCTAATCCTTTAGTAGTCAATACCTTATCTTTTACAAATCCATCAGCAATTAAACTCTTGAGTTCAAGATTACCATTAATATGTTTGGGAATTCTTTTATGATGAATAGACCATAATAGATAGTATTGATTAGGAGTGAGTCCATTATCTTCTATATACTCAAACAGTTGCAGCATTTCCATACCTTTTTTGCTAATTTAAGTATTAATAACGTAATCTAGTATTTCTGAGTTAGGATGTTTTCTTAATTTCTCAAGAAAAGTATTATACAACTTACGCATTGGAACCTCGTTGTATAACAATGCTTCTTCTACACGTTTGCGTGCAAGAGTAACTGTACTACGACAAGAACCAATATGAGCAGCAATAGCAGAATCTGTATGACCCATAGAACCTGCAATATATGCAAGCACCTGTCTAACACTAGCCTTACCTTTGTCTTTATTGTTTCTATGAAGATTAATTGCTTTAGGATTAATCTCAAGTGCAACTTCAACAAGATCATCAAGTGAAAGTTTAAAGTCAATAAATACATCATGGTATGTTATCTTCTTTCGTATTTCATTTTGCTCTATTGCAATGTTTACATTTTTAGAAAATGTTCGTAGTGCAGCATTTAACTGTTGATTTAGTATCAGTACTGCATTATCTAATGCCTCCTGCACCTTTATTTGTACTTCTGAATTCATTTCTTGATATTTTAAAATCTCTTTTTAAATCTAGTTCCTTTTGATATGTGGTAACTATATCAGTAATACCCGTCATCTTAATACCTGCTTCGGATAAGGCATCATGTAAGCATTTACTACTAAAGTTACCCTTAGATGTTGTAACTATAAATACTACTTCACCATACTTAGTAAGTCTTGTGATAACTTTTACCTTTCTATAATCTATATTTACCATATAATTTTTGGTTTATTTTGTTTCTCTAAACAACTATTAATTTTATTCCATACATCATCACAATTCCACTGAGACTGTTTAGTATAAGCAGCACTTGCAGGATGTGACGTCATAATTTTATAGTTATTATCAGGTATAAGATCTGCATATGCTTGCGCATGCTTACCCATAAAAACATAGATTAAATTAGGTTTATTCCAAATAAGAGCATCTAATACAGCTACTGTAAATGGTTTCCATAATAACTGATGTGTTCCTGGTTTACCAATAGTTGTTGTAAAAGCTGTATTTAAAAGTAATACACCCTGCTTACTCCACCTAGACAAATCACAATCAGAAGATTCTACACCTACTGTTCTTTTAATAGAATCAAATATGTATCTAAGTGATGCTTCTGGTTTACCGGTATTACTACAAGAAAACGCTACACCATCTGCTACACCTTCTTGTGGATAAGGATCTTGTCCTATAATTACCACATTGACATTATCAAAAGGACATACTTCAAATGCTCTAAAAAGATCTTTAATTTTTGGAGTAAATCTCTTATTATCTAATGCATCATTTAATAAAGATTCTAGTATTGTATCCATCTCAGAACTCAAAACAAATGTTTTGATATACTCAGACCAACCAGATTCTTTTAATTTTATATACAGTTTTTCTTTAACTTCTTGTAAATTTACACTTTGTAACATAAGTTTGCTTTAAATTTATAACTATGGAAAACGAACAAAAACCGGAATCAGTATTAAAAAAAGTAGAAGTTCTTAAAGAAGGTACTACTATTAAAATTGAATTACCTGTAGCTTTTTACTACAGATTGAATCAGCTTATGCTTGAAATGTTTCCAACAACAGACAAAGATAAGTTCCTACAACTAATTGAGAAAGTATCTAAGAATGATATTGAAACAGATCGTATGGCTTATCACCTATCAACACTAATAAAGTTTCTAGTTCTGATAGAAGATAATGCTCGTGAGCAAGGTCATACAGAATATGCTAACTATAACTTGGAAACAGGTGAAAGGACACCAATAGAATCCCCTCAATAAAGAGGGAATCCTATTTTGTCTCCAATAGTTATACACGCTTGTATAGCACTACTCAATTCTTCTTTACTACAATCTGCAAAAGACACGACACTGTCACCTTTAACAAGACCAGCTTCATTCTTTACATACAACTTCATGTCATCCATAGACATCCCGGAGTATTCTGCTAACTCCCTAATACACTTATGTAGTTTGCTCAACTGTGCATAAGATGCATCATCATTTACAAGTTCATAAGTAACCAGAACTTTCTGTCCTTCTTCTAACTGCTTTACAAAGAGATCTAACTGAACTTTACTTAGCTGATTAGCTATTATTAGTTCTTTATTCTCCTTTTTGAACTTTACGCTTACGGGTAATAGGTTTGCCGCCATATACTTTTCTTGGTTGACCTTTGTCTTTACGTGGTTTTCTCTTAAGTTTTGATAACTCTGCTTTTAAACCGTGATTTTCTACTAAACTGTCAGCATATTTATTTACTAGTTTATCATAAGTAGTTTCTAAATCATTGATTTCCCTACTATGACTTTTTACCTTAGCTGCAAAAATTACTGCAGCACCTGTTGCGCAAATAGTTGCGACTACTAAAATTGGTGTAATCATTTTTTACTGTATTTGTTTTGTTTATATTCTTTAATCATCGCGGTAATCTCAGGTAAATCCATTAAAGGAACAGTACTTACCTCATTACCAAACTCACTAATTGTTCTGACAAAATCAGTCATATCTAAACCAGGAGTATCCCAGAATGCTTTAAACAAATGACCATGTTCTTTAAGAACAGTATCTATAAAGTTCTTCATAGTTACTTTAGTCTTATGTCTGTTAAACCATTTAATACTTTCAGTATTATCGCATGCATGTATGCATACTTCTAGATGCATCATAAGATGCACTACTCTTAGTTTTTCTTCTTCTGTCATGTTAATCTTGATCTCTTACTTTGTTTCCAATTTGTTCAAATAGTATCACTATCAATGCAAATATAATCACAAGAAATATCATAGGTAACCACCACCATAGAGGTAAAGTTATCAACCACCATGACCAGTCTATTACATCTGATAATTTTAAAGTTAGTAGTACTATAAATACTACAGCACTAAGAGACAAACCGTTATTACTTTCCATATTTTTTTGTGAATTTATGCATTTGATACCACTCATGAAAGGTTTTTGTATTGTGTCCAAACTCACTATTCACACCTTCTACATAACCACCATTCCAAGCATTCTGTAGATCTTTTTTGTCATAGCATATATGTTCTTTAAGCATATCAATTTCTGCAGACTTCATTACAATTTTTACAAATAGCCCTAGTATTACTATACTAAGTGCTAAAATAGCTAAAATAAATGCTAGTACCATAATATTAATATTGACAAATATTATACATAATTTGATCTTCAGCTCTACGTACATGGTTAATGAGCAAGTACAAATGCTCTATCTCATCATAACCAAGACGTTTCTTTTCCTTTTGTTTCCACTTAAACTTATACCCATTACCATCATCAATCATGGTTACAAGAACCTCACCTTGACAATCCTCAGACCACGTCTCATTAAGACTACGGTGTAATTGATACATAACACCATCATCAGTATCTGCTTCCGTAATGATATACTCAACACTCTGACCAAGTGTTTCTATTACATAATAATTTTTCATTTTTCTTCTCCTTTTACTATATCATTAAGTTGTTCCCAAACACCTTGAGATTGTTCACCCCAGAAATAATTACAGGTAAACTTACCATCTTTCATTTCTCCAGGTGCATCAGCAAAGTAAGATTGATACTCATCAGGTTTTGCTGTAAACCTGTGACACTTTTCTTTTACGGGACAATCAGTCCCTTTACACATTGCAATATCCGGCATAATTTATTTGTATTTTCTGATTATTTTAAATGTTCTTTTAATTACTGACCAATCAAGATGAGGATGTTCTCCATTTCTTATAGGATACCAAGCAAAGTTATATCCGTGGTTAGCATTGTAGTCCTCTGGAGATATTCTGTTACCATTAACTTTGTCTATGTATATCCAAGGAACATTACCAAAGAGTTCTAGTTCTATGCCTATCTTCTTTAGTCTATTCCGGAATACTTCTATCTCGTTCATTTTTGTCTGTCTTTAGGGTTATGAAACATTACATATAATACTGCTCCTATTGCAATAGCAAATAGTATGTAAAATACTGCTGTAAATACTATGTCATCTATTTCCATAATTAAGGTTTTAAAAGATCAACTTGTCTAACTCTATCAAATAACTCTTTGATATCATCCTCTTTATCAACTGACCATCCTGTAGTAGTTTTAAGAACAAAGAATCCTCCTTCACTATTATCTATACCCATATCAGAGGTATATTCAATAGTTAATTCTTCATACTCAGCGGTGTTACCTACACAATTACCTTCTTGACTAAAGGTAAATACAACAGACTCTAACTTTGGTTTAGGTTCTTCCATAATTTAAAATATATAACGTATTGTGTTCCAAGGTATTAGCAACTCATGTAAGCACTTAAACTGATATATGTAATCAGCTTTTAGTTTATGGTTATACCTTATATTTAACTGACCATTACTAGAGATCTTGTTCTCTTGTATGTCAGGTCTCCATAGTAGATCTTCCCCGGGTATCCCGTTAGCAAGATTATAATTATGCTTCTTCTCATTATGTGTGAGAAAGATAACTTCTGATTTTATAGAACGCTCTCTTTTATACAAGGGGTATACAATCTTATCTACAAGCATAAACAAATCCCGGTAATCCTCTATCCAAGTATCAGTAACTATAATAGGACTAAAGTTAATGTGTACATCATAACCATACTTTATAAAATCATTGATAGCAGATATCCTTTCTTCTATAGGACTAGTATTAGGTTCTAGTATATCAGCATACTTCTGAGGCATCAAACTAAATCTAATACGTGTTCTACTAAGATGTACGTTTAAATGTTTTAAGTCATAGTTTACATACTTAGTAGCAAATGAGAACAGCATAGCCTTACCTTTTGGGTAATCAAATATCTTCTGTAAGTCATAATACTTAGCATGTAAAGCAAGATCCTCATTAGTACCTATATCATAAGTAACTCTAGAATCATGTGTTTGATTAGGTTTATTCTCAGCCCACCACGTAGTTGTATTTAACCATTCATAATGCTTACCTACAGCATCTAATACATCATCTACATTTTTTGCAATCTGTAATCCGGTAGGTCTATGTCTCTTCATGTAGCAATAACTGCAGTTGAATAGACACCCATGACCAAAACTAGGAGCAATGAAGTCAGTGCTCCTCCCAGATTCAGTAATCTTAAGTTGCCGTCTGGTAACTTCTTTTACTAAACCATTCATAAGATAATTATTTACTAATCTGTAAAGTAGTAGTACAGAACCCAGTGCTATACGTCACTCCGGATAGACGTCCTTACGGAGAGTATTCCTCAACTGGGGTGAGTAGAAGCTACCTACTCGACTATCTGTACTACGGATTTTACCAAACAATAATAACCATCTGCTCAGGTACTACGAAATAGAGTTTGTTATCTATCTCAAGCACTTCACAGTTGGTAATACCCATACCGGTATAAACCAAGTCTCCAACTTTAATGTTGGTAACATCAGTTCCTACTGCAGCAACAGGTAACTTATTTAGCGTCTTTACAAACTCAATAGCTGCTTCTTGTTCAGCTTCAGGAGTTAATTCAATAAGAGATTTTGGTCTTTCTGGTCTCTCAACCAAGATGCGTTTTCCGCGTAATTCTTTGAACATAGTTGGTTTTATTTGTAACAAATATAGTAAGAAATTACAATACTGCAACTTCTTCTTTACTAATAACTGTTTCTTCAACTTGATCATCTTCAAGTTCCCGGAATCTCCATGCGGCAAATCTAGGTTCTATAACTCTACCCCATTTAGGTAAATAGAGTATAGGATTAACAATTTCTTCTAGGAGAACTCCATCAACTATACCGTCATTATTATCAAACTCACGGATAGTATACTTCTGATCTAACTTAACCCAGTTAGGGCAGTATCTAGGTTGCCACGCAGCAACATCAGGATTCATAGAATCATCTACACATATAACTCTAGTTCCTGGTCTCATCTTAATTATTAATAAAGTTTAAAGCATTAGTGCTACCAGACATATTAAAAGTATATGTTTCACTTTCACAAAAAGATTCATTGATACGTATTATAAAAGATGTACATGCTTTAAAATCTTCTAGTATTTCACTATTTAATAAGTCATCTACTATAAATACAGTACTGCTTTTATATACACTAGCCTGTTTAGAATACCTTTTATATTCACCATTTACTAGAAATGACATTATAATTGAAGGGTTTTCATCACAAAAGTATCCACCAGATAAATAAAAAGCTATTTCACCCTGTGATTTTTCTAATTTAAGAAAAACCCCATCAGTAATTGCGGTATGGCAAATTCTATAAGGATCGTCTATACCGTTATTTACACTTTTACATTGCCATTGTGCATTAGATAATAAGGATGTACTCAATAGGAGTAATAATAATATTTTTTTCATTTTTTTTTTGTTTTTAAGCATTATCAATTTCTGTTTCTGGAAATACAGTCCGAAGACCATAACATAAGTTAAACATAGCAACTTCTCTATCTGCATAGGTAGAACGTTGCTTTAAATGTTTCTTTACATAGTCGGTTGCCCAAGACATCCATTCTTTCTCTTGTTCAGGAGACCAGGTATATCTTTCATAGTAACCATCAGGTTCTTTAGCAACATCATCAAAAGTAATATCATAACCAGCTATTTGGAACATAGCGTTAATTAGGTCTTTTGCTACTTCTTCCTTAGTTTTCTTTTTAGTTTTCATGACAATTAGTTTAAAACTAAAAGGGGAGACGTTTCCCCCCTTCTAGCTAAATCAAAACATATACTATGTAAACAAGTACACACCACAAATATAATCAGATTACTTCTACAGTCAAATGTTCTTCAGATAATTTCTTTGCACGGTTTATCATGTCTTCTTTACTTCCATGTTTCACGGCACACTTACCTTTGTAATGTACTATGACAGCACATTGTTCAGCTTGTTGAAACCCGTGATCACAGAAAGCAACTAGACACATGATGACATGCTCAAATGAATTAACATGATCATTATAGAGGATAATCTTACTCTCTTCCTCTGTAGTAGTAGCAACTTCAGTTTCTTCTAATACATCAGTATCATAACTCATCTTCATCATAGTCATAGTATTCTTCTTTTGCACAATCTTTACATAACGGATACTCTGATATTATTTCTTCTATACGTTCTTCTACGCAGTCTTCATCACAGTCTGGGTCAAACCCTAACATTTCTTCGCGTAATGTTTCATATATAAGATCTGAATCACAATATCTACACAAAGTATTATTACTTTGCCACGGTGCTCGTGGATCATTTTCTGCACCACTAGGTAAGTTACTCATTGTTTTCTTACGTATTTAATTTTAGTTTGATCAAAATCTTCTAGCGCTTTTGTAACCCAGGTATAATCAACAGTATCTTCATAGCATAAGATATGCACAGTAGACTTTTGATTAGGATTCAAACGTAATAAACGTCCGATACGCTGAGTACTCTTACGCTCGTTACCATAAGCGTGCATTATAATACCTTGTTTTAGATCAGGTATATTAACACCCTCATTTAACTGCAGTACACAAGATAGTTTGTCAATAGTACCATTCTTAAAGTCTTGTAAGTTCTGTTCAGAATTTGGATTCTTACTATGATAACTATGGGTACACATATCATCTGCTTGCTCTTGTGTATTTGCAAACAGTATACATTTTTCAGGAATAGATTTAAAAAGATCTAATGCGTATTTCTTTTTGCTGGGATACCCCATCAATGCTTTCATACGCATAACTCTTAAGATCTGTTCTTCCTTACCATAATCAGCATTTAGTAATCTTTCTGACCAATAGTTATAATCTGCTAACTCACTAGAAGGGAATGACTTACCATTCTTTAACTTCTTCATATAATTCTTACGAGTATCAAGATTAAGTAAGTGAACCACTATACTATAGTCATTAAGAATACCATCTTCAACAGCATTATCTGTAATATACTCAAATGCTACAGGACAATATCTGCTCACCATTACACCCTTTTCCGACTTCTTTACTTTAGGTGGAGTACCAGTCAAACCTAGTATTCTACCTTTGTATTCAGATAACCAAGGTTCATGAGAGTATAATAAGTTATGACACTCATCTAAATACACCCAATCATAGTTTAAATCTTGCTTATTTAAAGAAATATACGTAGTGAACGTAATTTTATTCAATAAATGCTGAAGATTAAACTTCTCAGCTTCTTCTTGCCATGACTTTAAAATTGATAATTTTGGAGCTACAACAAGAAATTTATTAAACTTCTTCAATTGTTTTTCCATGTGCTTCAAACCTATCAAGGTTTTACCCACACCCATACTAACTGCAGCAGTAGCGCGATTATAATCCTGAAGTACTTCAAGTGCTTCATCTTGTACGCTTTGCTTAGATCTATTCATAGCTCCATGTTCTTTTACATTGTTGTTC